CGGGTGGTCGATCACATCGTCGCGCTGGCGCTGGCTGGAAGCAATGACGGGGGCAACCTGGCCCCCGCGTGCGCCTGTTGCAATGATGCGAAAGGTAGGGTTGAAGCGCGGTTCATTCGCCGTGGTTACGACATCCGCGATATCATGGCTGACATCGAACTGGCGGACTGGATCAAGCGCGGCAGGCGTCGTCTCGACGGTTGAACCAATCATGGATGGCGGGGGCAATCCTGCCCCCGCTGGACCAATACTTATTCGGCTGGCTTCAAGCCAACGCACTGCTTCCAAGCGCCGCCGATCGTGCCGAATTTCTTACGATATTCGATCCGACTACCGGTGCCCTCGGGATAAACCGAGAAGGCCATCGAAACGCCGCCGTAGCCATTCTTGATCAGAACGACGCGCGAACCGTCATCGCGGGGCATCGGTGCGGTGTTGTTCTTATTGGCCAAGCAGAACGCGACCTCGTCAGCGCTCTTTTCGGTGCGAAAGATTTCCTTCGGAGCATCGCTCAAGACCTCGTTGGTCGAAGCGCAACCGGCCAGCAAAGCCGCGCCCGAGAGCGCAACCAAAACAAATGACTTCATAAGACCCCCAAATAGTCGCGTGGGTGCGACCCGAGCTATTTGGTGGAGCTTTTTTTACCTGTCTATATTTTTATTGCTTTGACGGGGAAGATGTTACGGAACTGTCCGTTGTCATAAATAGAGACGTTGCTCCCGTGCTGTCGGATCGCGGTGACGACCACGATCCGGCAGCGCAATCGTCCCATATAGTGGGGCGGGTAAAATCATAATATACCATATATTGGGACTACCGCAGCCCAGGCTTTTTTTCACGCGTCCGAATTAAAATTTCAGGTCAGAGGTTAAGAATGTTCGCGACGAATTCTGCCATGTAGGTGTAGCTCGGGCCGCCCGCATCTGCGGAGTCGCACAGGCCCACCAGATTACCGACTTCGTCAAGGAGCGGTCCACCGGAAAATCCTTCCTCCAACTGGACGTTGAACAGGACACGCGCCGTCATCACCGACGCACTGCCGGACATGCTTGCTTCTGCGGGCGGCCACGGGCCGTCGCCGCCTGTCGGATAGCCATACGCCGTGACCTTTTCGCCGTTAACAACCTGCACGATGTCCGCTTTCGTGAAGGCGCGATAATAGGTCGCGCAAAGGCGAAATTCTTCTTCTGTGATCGGGATCGCGATCATGTCGGGTTTAACGCCATCTATGGGCGCGACATGATTGAAACGCGGATGGTCGCCAACGAACAGATCGATATTCAGCATGCGCTGGTCCGGCAGCATGACCCCCAGCCTATTCGACCAGCGTGAATAATCTTCATGCGCCTTTTCGCCGATCGCATTGTGGGCTGCCGTGATGATCCATCTGCCGTTGCCGCCAGCGAAGAGAAATCCGGAGCCACCGCCGAAGTCGTCTTCGAAGGGATCGTCGGCACGCGGTTTGCGTCGGAGCAGAGGGAGTGAAGCTTTCATAGGTCTCGCATATCCATGTTCAAAACGGCCACAGCCCGAAACATAGTTACTAAATATTAAATATGAAGCCTGGCAAGAAACTGACTGATCCAGCGCGCAAAAAGCTAGCTGGCACCCACAAGAAAAGCGTCGATAACAACGTCGTCAGCATCACGCCCGACCTGGTGCGCGACGTGCCGGTCATGCCAGCCTGGTTGTCCGACAAAGCGAAGGCGGTCTGGACGGCGAACGTCGAGCGCGTTGTCGCCGTCGGCGCGACCAGCATCGACAGCGAAGCATTTGGCCTATTCTGCGATACCATGGCGGTGTTCATCGCCAGCCCGGAAACGGCGAACGCGGCCTTTCGCAGCGAACTGCGGAAGCAAATGGAACTTTTCGGGATCGCCAGCGCCAAGTCCCGCCTCGCGCGGATCGCGGCGGGGGAACCCGCGAAGACGAGTCCGTTCAGCGTTCGTGCGAGTTAGACTTTTCCCAGACCACCTTTCCTGGTCCGGCTGATCCAGGAAACTGCCATCCAAGACGCGTTACCGTATCGATCACCTCGGCAACGAGATAAATAATTTCCTGCCGAGTTTGTCGAAGGAAATCCACGTCAACTGGAGTGTCAAAGCGGCGCTTTTTGCGGTCGATGTAGAACGGGATAGAGCGCCCTTCATCGTCCGGTAGTCGCCAGGAACCATGGCATACGGCGTTCCGAAGTTCAGCAGCGTCACGGAGTTTGCCCACAAGTTCCTCGTGTGTTTCAGAAGCTGTGGACGTGTGATCCCGAACGGCTCGATCAAAGGTTGCGATCTGCGCACCCAAGGCATCGGTGACGGCCTTTTCCAGCACGCCAGGCCATTTTTCCAACGCAGCCTCGATTTCGGTGTCGTCGTATTCTCGGGTTGCGGTCAGGGCGAATATCGCCCGCGTCAATGTTTCTTCCAGGAACCCGAAAGTTCCCACTACGCGACCAAGCTCTTCCCAAAAGATTGCGTCATGTCGATGCGTCGGAAAGTCTTTTGGCAGGTTGTATCTATCGATCGAAAAAGTGTCCTCTGGAGCGGTCGGGTCAGATTGGGCTTCTGATTTAGTGGCATCTGCATTTGGCATGCGGCGGACTTTCATAAATATCGGGTGCGATATCCCCGAAATTCTTACGCTTGGACCGCAGTCGATTACGCCAAGCGCGTCGTCGCTGGCAAGGTGCCTGCCTGTTGGCAAATCCGCGCCGCGTGCCAGCGGATGCTCGATGACTTCAACCGCACCGACATCACGTTCTCGGCCAAATATATCAACCACGCCTGTGCGTTCGTTGAGGCGCTGGTCCATATCAAGGGCCAGTGGGCCGGTCAGCCAATTCGGCTTGAGCCTTTCCAGGTCTGGATCATCGCCAACATCTTCGGCTGGGTCCGCAATTCGGACGGCCTGCGCCGGTTTCGATCCGCGTTTGTCTTGCTGCCGCGCAAAAGCGGAAAGTCGCTGATCGCCGCCGCCATTGCGCTCTACATGGTCTTCGCCGACGGCGAGCCGGGTGCCGAAGGATATTGCGGCGCGACCAACCTGGCCCAAGCCAGCGAAGTATTTGGTCCGGCCAAGCGCATGGCCGAATTGTCACCCCATTTCCTCGATACGTTCGGTGTCGAAGTCATGGCGAAATCGGTCTTTTGCGAGGCGACCGGTCAATCGTTCGTGCCCGTCATTGCGAAGACAAAGGACGGATCGTCTCCGCATCTTGCCATCTGCGACGAGCTTCACCAGGCCATCGACGACACGCAAATTCAGGCGTTCAGAACCGGCATGGGCGCACGTCGTCAACCCCTGTTGCTCGTCATTTCGACCGCTGGCACCAACCTAGCTGGCGTTTGCCGCACCGAGCAGCTTGCCGCCGAGGCTGTGCTGCGCGGCGGTTCGATCGACGACAAGCTGTTCGCAGCCATCTGGACGATCGACGCAGACGACGATTGGCGAGATTTCGATTCCTGGATCAAGGCGAACCCCGCGATCGGCGCATCGCTCTCCGAGGAATTCCTGCGCGACAAGCTGAACGAAGCGCTTCAGTCCCCGGCGAAGGCAGCGGCGGCACGCACCAAACACCTGAACGAATGGGTGGCATCGGCGGCCGGATGGTTGAATCAGAACGATTGGGCGAACGCGGCCGACCCGACGCTCGACATTATGGCGCTCGCTGGGCGTCCCGCGTTCCTCGCGGCCGACCTTTCGACGAAGCAGGATTTGACCAGCATTAACGCGGCCGTCCCACTCGACGATGGGCGCTTGGCGATCTTCCCGTGGTCTATGGTGCCGGAGGGCGCGGTCACCAATAGCCCCAATTCATCGGCCTATGCGGAATGGGTCGAACGCGGTGATCTTATCCAGACGCCTGGTAGTGCGTCATCGTTCGCCGAAGCCGAAGAGCGCCTGGAATGGCTGCGGCAACACTTCGACGTGCGCGTGGCGATCTTCGACCAGTGGCAGGGGGAGGCGGTGCGCCAGCGTTACGAGGCGGCCGGTGTGCCAACGATGATTTGGCAGGCAAATAACCGAGGCGCCTGGACGATGGCGATGGATGATTTCGAGGCAGACCTGAAAAACGGCCTGGTGGTCCATCCCGGAAATGCGGTGCTGGATTGGTGCGCCGCCAATATCTGCGCCTCGACCAGGGGCGTGACCCGCATTCCGGTCAAACCCAGCGGCCAGGATCACCTCAAGATTGACGCCATGGTGGCGACCATCATGGCTTACGCAGCCGCGTCCGTCGAACCGCCAGCGCCTGTCGCCCCGCCGCAGGTGATTTGGCTCTGAGAACCGATCGTTGGCGTTAACTGTTTCGCATTGCGCTCCTTACCAACCGGACAAAGTCCACCGGATCGTTGAAGTAGTTTCGATATGCGCTTCGCACCTGTGCTGGATTATCCGCTCGAACGTAGACAGCGTTGAAGCTACTAGGGTCGCTTTCTAGTTGGGTAGCGTAGTTGACGGCTTCTGTAGATGTCCTGAACGCCTTGACTTCCAGTTTCGTTTCGAATCCGTTGTCCCATGCGATATTCAGAACGTTATGCTTGCGAATTTTGTTGAATTCATCGGCCTGTTTTAATGCTTCTAGGCGGTGGAGAATGTTTAGCTTTCTCTCCAGTTTTGCAAAATCTCGACATAATTCATGAAGATTTTTATTCAAAAATGCGCGAGATATGCCTTCGTGATATCGCGCCAATATTTCACTTGCCATGGCAAAGAATATGACGCGCTCGTTCGCGGCGAGATCGAACTTTGTCCGCTGGTTATCTATTAGGTCTGAAATTTCTAAAGCGGTAGCCCACGCATGCTGAACGCGAGTTCGGTATTGGACTTCAACGAGAAGGCCCAGCCAAGGCTCCGCATTCGTTCCCGCTCGACGGTGTGGCCTTGGGAAATGCTGGAAGACATCATGAATGCCACGGTAGCCACTAGGTTTCGGAGATTCGATGTAGTCATATTTTTCCATGTCGTGTCGAAGCTTGTGATGGACGTTCGCCATCGAAGCGGCAGAATGGATATACTCCCGAAATTTTCGTAAAGAACTAATGTCGTCAAAGATTAAACGGCATCCAGCAAAATCGTGCATGCTGGTTACGTCGGCCATCAGACGGGTGCCATCTGGCCGCTTTCTTCTAAGCTTATCTAGAACCGTATTTCGTCTTTTAAGACGTTGTGCGAACTCTATTCCGCTCCCGGCCTTCTCAATTCGACGCTTGAAAAAAATTTGGAATGTGTTGATCACATACCCGTGCGCTGCGCGCCACTGATCCACTAGCGCCAAATCTTCGGGAGTCTCGACACCATCCGCGATATTCCTCCCGGATCGGTTGACTGATCGCTTGGGTTTTGGCGGTGCGGGGAATGTGCGCAATTTAAGTTCCATAGAATATTGACCGGACGCAGATACGTCATTGGCCATAGGCAGTCAAAGCGCCGTCGTCACAATTGGCCGGATCATCGCGCTAAATACCCGATGGGAAAAATCATTGACTTTTTGTTCGGCCAGGCCGTCGAGCAGTCCTTTCAGACCAAAAGCATTTCGACGACAGTGGTGCCGCACCATGGAGCGGAAACGATTGAGGCGCGGCTTCGTCAGGAAACGGAGGGCGCAACTTCTGCTATCGCCATCAGCGCAGTCTATGCATGTGCCCGCGTCATTGCCGAAGGTCTGGCACTGCCGCCTTGCTATCTTCACCAGGCCGACGCGCGTGGCAAAAAATTGGCGACCCGCCATGCCATATATAATCTGCTTCATCTTGCCCCGAACGACCGGCAGACTAGCTATGAATTCCGCGAACAGATCGGCCTTCACCTCGCGCTGAATGGAAATGCGCATGTATGGCTGAACCGCAATCGCGCCACCGGCGAAATCTTGGAAATGCTGCCCATGGACCCCGGCGCGGTCACGCAGATCGTGGACCCCAATGTTATTGGTGGCCCCGCACGTTACTTCCTCCATGGTCAGGAAGTGCCCCGGAATCAGCTTTGGCACCTCAAGGGGCCGTCGTGGCTATCCTACCGAGGTATGACGGCGGTCGATAACGCCCGTGAAGCGATCGGTCTGGCTCGTCACGCAGAAAAATTCGGCGCCGACCTGTTCGTCAATGGCGGCCAGTTGTCCGGTCTACTCAACGCAAAAGGCGCCTTGACCGACGATCAGGTCCGACAAATTCGCGAAGGTTGGGAGCGGCAATACACCGGCGCGGGTAAACAGCATCGCACTGCCATTCTGACCGGTGACATCGACTATACCGCGATGTCTTCGACCGCCACCGACGCGCAGATGATCGAAGCCCGTCGTTTCCAGATCGAAGAGATTTGCCGGTTCTTCCGCGTGTCGCCGACGAAGGTTTTCCAGTCCGGCGGCTCACAGTCCTATGCCAGCGTCGAGCAGGCGCATATCGCCCACGACCAGGACACCGACGCCCATTGGCACACTCGATTTGTGCAGTCTGCGTCCGTCCATCTGCTGACGGCGGCAGAGCGCGCAGCCGGTTACACAATCTCGCTCGACAATCGCGATTTCCTGCGCGGCACCGCTGTCGAGCGGATGACCTACTATAACGCTGGCATCGCGGCCGGGATCATCACCCGGAACGAGGCCCGCGAAATGGAAGGGTTCGACCGTTCGGATGATCCGTCGGCCGACAAGTTGACACCCGCCGCGAACCTGTTCGGTCCCGACCAGGCCCAGACCGCCGCAGCATAAATATTGATATGCAGAAAAAGGCCCTGGCACTGCGCGAAGTAAAGTTCGCGCCACCGACCGATGACACGACCGAGGCCCGATCCTTTGAAGGATACGGCGCGGTGTTTTCGAACATCGACAGCTACGACGATATCATTGCGCCTGGCGCTTTTGCGGCGTCGATCGCCGAACATAAAGCGGCCGGGACCATGCCGGTGATGCTGTGGAACCACGACGCGATGGCGATGCCGATCGGCTTGTGGACCAGCTTCGACGAGGATGACTACGGCCTCAAGATGTCCGGTGTGTTCTTGGACACCGTGGCGGGCCGTGATGCCCACACGATCGCCAAGGCGGGCGCCGTCACCGGACTATCGATCGGTTACTTCGTCACCGCGTCGGAGATCGAAAAGCGCGATGGCAAGACCGTCCGCGTTATCACCGAGGTGAAGCTGATCGAAGTCAGCCTGGTGACCTTCCCCGCGAACGACCTTGCCCGCGTCAACGACGTAAAATCCCACATGGAGACAGAAGAAATGAAATTGCAGCGCAAGTCGCTCGAACGCCTAGCTGAACTGTTTGGCGAAGCGAAAGACCTGATCGCCGGTCTCGTAACTGAAGCCGACGAAGAAAAGTCCGAGGTCGATGATCAGGCCGAAGACGAAGAAGGCGCAGCGTCAGATGATGACGATGCCGAAGCTAAATACAACGCGGCAGTAGAGGCCGTGAAAACCCTTTCGTTCCACTTCTAGGAGATACATGACTACCACTGCCGTATTTGACGAATTCAAACGCCTTGAGCATGAATTCAAATCTGCGATCGACCGCCGCGACGACGCCGCCACCGAACGCCTGAACAACGCCATCGCCGATCTCGAAGGCAAGATGCGCGACATGGAAAAGGCTGCAAACCGCCCGTCGGTCGAAGGCCATAGCGCCGAAGACGCCGAAGCGAAGTCTGCCTTCACCGCTTACATGCGCAAGGGCGACAAGATCGAAGCCAAGGCGATGTCCACCCTCGTTCCGACCGAAGGCGGCTATACCGTGCCGAAGCAGCTTGCCCAGGCGATCCTGCTCGCGAAGCAGGACGTTCCCGCCCTGCGTTCGATCGCCAACGTGATCAGCGTCTCGACCCCCGATTTCCGCATTCCGTTTTCGCCGACCGGCGCTGCTGCTGCGTGGACCGGTGAAAAGGACGTTCGCAACGAAACCGCTGCGCCGACCATCGTCGAGATCGTGCCGAAGTTCGGCGAACTGACCGCGAAGCCGTTTGTGACCCAGACGCTTCTGGAAGACAGCGCATACGACATCGAGTCATTCATCATCTCGTCCGTCGCAACTGAATTCGCCCGCTCGGAAGGCGCTGCCTTCGTCAATGGCGATGGCGTCAACAAGCCGTCGGGCCTGCTCAACGTCACCAGCGCGCTGACCGGCGACGCGACCCGCGCATTCGGCACGGTTCAGCACGTCACGTCCGGTGCCGCCACCGATATCACCAGCCCCGAAAAGCTGGTGGCGCTGACTATGGCGCTGAAGGCTGGCTATCGTGCGAACGGTAAGTGGCTGACCAACCGCGACGCGCTGCTGCGTGCCCGTGTCCTGAAGGATTCGACTGGTCAGTTCATCTGGCGCGCCGGTCTGGAAGCTGGCCAGGCTTCGACCCTGCTGGGTTACGAAGTGGTCGAAGACGAGAACATGCCCGCCGTCGCGGCTGGATCGCTGTCGATGGCCTTCGGTGACTTCAAGGCCGCCTACACGATCGCTGATCGCGTCGGCGTCTCGATGATCCGCGACATCTATAGCCACGATCCCTACGTCGCGTTCAAGACGCGTATGCGCGTGGGTGGTGTGGTCGTCGATACCAACGCTTACAAGCTGCTCAAAACCGCCGCTTAATCGCGTCGGTAGGGCCAAGCCAAAAGAGGGGCCGGGGAAACCCGGCCCTTTTTCGTGCCCGGCTAAATAGACGGTGAAAAGAGTAACCGCCCCCGCTTTCCCTGCCGTTTCCGCCGACCAGTTGCGCGAATGGCTACGCCTCGATCCCGATGTCGATGCCGACACCCTCGACCTGCTGCTCGGTTCTGCGGTTGATCACGTCCAGGCCCTGACGGGCCAGATCGTCGTGTCGGCCGATTACGAGACGGTCCTTCACGGGCCTGGTTGCCATGTCATCACCATCAGCAATTCCACAGCGGTCGCCCTTTTCGACCAGGCCGGTGACCCGATCACTGACATCGACATCGTCGAAGCCAGCATCCACGGGCACACCGTCTTCGTCGAAGTGGTTCCACCCGACCTTGGCCCGGTCACCGCCCGCGTGACGGCTGGCTGGACGACCGAAGAGATGGTCCCCGCAAGCCTTCGTCACGCCATCGCCGTTTACGTTGGTGCGGCCTACGATAGCCGCCACGCTATCGACGACGCCACGCTTCGCACGGTCGCGGCCCTGTGCCAACCCTTTCGCCGGATCGTCATCTGACCATGCGGATCGACGCAGGGGCGCTGGACCGCCGCATCGAAATCATGGTTCAAACGAAGGTCCGCGACGCGGTCGGCCAGGAGCGTTCGACCTGGACCGTCGCCGCGACCGTCTATGGCCAGCGTCTGGAACTGCGCACGTCGGACATCGCGCGCGGAGCCGGTCGCCAGGCCGTTCCTGCGGCCCGCTATCTGATCCGCTATCGGTCCGGACTGACGGTCGCGCACCGAATTCGCGTGGACGGTCAGACCTATTCCATCACCGCAATCGACGAACCGGATCGTCGCACGACGCTGGTCGTCACGGTCGAGGGGGTGGCGCAATGACCGTCACCGTCACCACTACCGGCTTCGCCGCGCTCGAATCTAGGATGAAATCGCTGTCGAACGATTTCGCGACCAAGGTCGGCCAATCGGCCAACCGCGCCGGTGCCGTGGTGATCCAGAAAAAGATCAAAGAAGGCGTCCCGATTGGCCCGCACGCGGAGGGTTCGATCCGCAACCGCACTCGAAAAAGCGGCAAGGTCGTCCAGGAAAAGCACAGCAAGATCATCAACAACATAAAGGTGCGGAAAGTCAGGGCGGAAGCTGGTCGCGTCGTCAATGCGATCGTCGTCGGCAAAGATGCCTATCATGCTTCGTTCGTCGAATTCGGGTCGATTCATAATGCGCCCAATCCATTTTTCAGGACTGGCTTTGCGCTCGCGAGCGAAGATGCCGTCGATCGTATCAAAGCTGTCCTGGCCAAGCGTCTCGACAAGGCAGGCGTGTGATGATCGAGGCCCAGCTTGTCGCCCATCTCGCGGACCTTGCACCGCACATGTATCCCGGCGCCGCTCCGCTCGACTATTCGACGCCCGCCGTCGTGTATAATCGGATTGGGACCGACCCCAGCGATGACCTGTCCGGTTGGACCGGCGAGGGCTGGCTGACGTTCCAGATCGACGTTTACGATCTCGCCTACCTGGTCGCGAAGGAACTGGCGGCCGACATCCGCGACCGCATGATTGAATGGGATGACGACACTGTCCAGTCGGTGACCTGGACCGGCGAGACCGACATGATCGACGAAACCACCGATACCAGCCTGTTTCGCACGATGCTGACGTTCCGTCTTTACGCGACCCTCTGATCGACAGGTCAATGCGCGCCTTTGGCTAAATAATTTGTCCGGCGCGCCTTTGCGTCGAAAATCATACGGAGACGCAAATAAATTATGGCATCTGGCGCAGTTCATAGCCGCAAAACGAAAATTGAAATCACCGACGGTTCGACCAAGGTCCAGATCAAGGGCCTTACCGGATTTTCTGGTCTGGGCGGTGGTTCCGCTTCCGTCATCGACGTGACCGATCTCGACAGTGACGCAAAAGAAAAGATGATCGGTCTGGCCGACGAAGGTCAGGTCACCCTGTCGCTCAACTATATGCCCGCCGATCCCGGTCAGGTCGCCCTCGAAGAAGCGCGTCTGTCGGGCGAACTTTCCGAATTCGTCATCACCCTTCGGAGCGGTGCGACCTACACCTTTTCCGCCGCCGTGCTGTCGTTCGAAAAGTCGGGCGGTGTTGACGCGGTTATCGCCGGTTCGGTCGCGCTTGAAGTGTCGGGCCTGGTCGTGAAGGGCACCGCCGCCTAACATGGCGATCCTTTCAAAGGGGGCGATCTTTGCGGCCGCCCCCGCCACCATTGAGGTAGAGATTCCAGAGTGGGGCGGCTCGGTTATGGTCCGCGCCTACAGCCTGATCGACCGTGTAGCGCTGATGGATGTCGCGACCGAAAACGCACACGCGGTCGAACTTTACCAGCGTGACCAGGCACTCGACGAAGAAGACCGGGAAGGTCTTGCCGAGGTGAAGCCCTTTGACGCTGCTGTCCTGGAGATCATCTATAGCTGCGTCGATGACACCGGCGCCCGCCTGTTCGATCTGGCCGATCACGACCGTATCCGCGCGCTGTCCTATACCTCGCTGCAATCGATCCTGATCGCGATCCGGCAGATCAACACGGTGCCGGACCAGGCTGCGCTAAAAAAAAGTTCAGACTGAACCCTAATCGGCGGTTTCTCTTCCGCCTGGCTCTTCAAATGGGCCGGACGGTTGAGGAACTGTCGGCGACCATGTCGATGGACGAATTCCACGAATGGGCCGCGTTCCACGATGTCGAACCATTTGGCACGCCGGTCGAAGACGATCGCTTCCGCAATGTGCTCGCCCTGCAATATAAGGCGCTGAACGGCACAGCCGAAATTCACTGGCTGGACCGTGATCCCGAATGGTCGGCACACCTGCGCGACCTGGCACGACCGCCTCTCGATGACGCGATCGAGGCCTATTTCGAAGCCCGGATCGCCGCTCAGAAGGCGCCATCGACCTAAATAATCGATGGCAGACATCGGCTCACTTTACGTAAAAATGGCGCTGGAGAGCGCCCAGTTCATCAATGGTATGAAGAAGGCGGCTGAACAATCGGCCGCCACAAACAAAGCAATATCTGCGGCCATGGATGGCGCGAAGAAAGCGGTCGGCGGCCTCCTGGCTGTGATGTCGGTCGATGCATTCGTGTCGGCCGCACGCGCCGCATTTGACTACGCGGATTCGATCGTGGACCTCGCGGATCGCACCGGCGCGACAACCAAATCCATCCAGGAATTACGCTACGCGGCCCAGATGACCGGGTCGGATTTCGCTTCCGCCGACGGGGCGCTGGAGAAATTCGCCAAAAATCTTGGCACTGCACAGAGCGGCGGCAAGGCGATGGGCGAAGTCTTCAAAAGCCTGGGCGTCACGTCCAGTGATTTCGACACCGCGCTGCGCGAAACCATAGACGGTATCAGCAAGCTGCCGACCGTGTCGCAGCGGAATGCGGCGGCGTTGCAGGTTTTTGGCAAAAGCGCCGGAACGCTGACCGCGCTGATGGGCGAGGGGGCGAAGGGCTTCGACGAATTCGCCGACGCGGCCGACGACCTTGGCATCGTGCTGGGTGACGATCTGCTGCGCAACGCCGGTCAAATCAACGACCGGCTCGACACTTTGAAGATGACACTCGACGCGCGGTTCGCGTCCGCGATCGTCCAGAACGCCGACGCCATCGGCAATCTGGCCGATCAGGTGATCAAGATCGCGGGCGCAATGGCGCAGTTCTGGAGCCAAAATCCGACCGGCGCGCTGGCGATTATCGGCGCCCTTGGCGGTGGCATCACCGGCGGTTTGATGGCTGGCATTCCCGGCGCGATCGGCGGCGCAATCGCGGGCGGTATCGGTGGCGCGGTGCTGGGATATAATAGTCGCGGCGAACGCAAAACCCTGACCGACGAACGCGCTGCCCTGGTCGCCCAGAATAGCGGGAAGAATCCGCTCCTTGCTGCGGTCGGCATCGATGCCGACGCGATCGGAAAGGGATCGCCGCAGTGGAAGAAAAACGAAGCCCGCATCAAAGCCATCGACGCCCGCCTGGCGCGAATGACCGCAGAAGAAGAGGCGGCGGCCAAACTGCTCGCCGGTGGAAATGGTGGCGGCGGCGGTGGCACTCTTCCGCCTGTCGCCGGTGGCGGCAAGAAATCGACCGGCAAGACCGCCGCTGAAATCGCAGCCGAACAGTCTGCCCGCTTCACTGCCGACATGGCGTCCGGCGATATGGAATTGCTTTCCGCGAAACAGGCCCTTCTCTCTGAAATTGTCGAACAGTCGGCGCTCCAGCGTGAAATCCTGTCGATCGAAACGGATCGTCGAAAGGCGGCGATCGACCAGGATGTGGCCGACGGCAAATACACCGCCGCGCAGGGCGATGCGCTCAAGCTGCTCGAAGACAAGATCGCATACACGCGGGCGGACGAGATCAACCTGCGCGAAAACGAAGAACTTGCCCGCCAGGCGCTCGATATCCAGCGTGCCACCCTGGACAACAGTCGCGACCTGTTCGGGTCGGAAATGTCCCTCGCGCGATCGTCCGCTGACCGTCGCGCCATCAGCCTGCGGTTGGTCGATCTCCAGTATCAGCAAGAGCGGCTTTCGATCGACGCGATCCTTGCGTCGAAACAGTCCACTGCTGCGGAAAAGGCCATCGCGGAGGCCCGCCTTGGCGTGCTGGATAGTCTCCAGGCCAACGACACGGCAGCGGTCAACCGCGATACAATGGGACCGCTGGGACAGTATTTGGACGGCATCCCCCGCACTGTCGGGGAAATCCAGGATGCGCTCGGCAGCGCGGCGGCGGAAGGTTTGGGATCGTTCAACGACGGTCTGCGCGAAGCGATCCGGGGTGCCGGAAATCTGGGCGATGCGTTCGAAGCGGTCGGTGACCGGATCATCGACAAACTGATCGACATCGCCCTCCAGCAAGCGATTTTGAAGCCGCTGGGATCGCTGTTTGGATCAGTGCTAGGGTCGATTGGCACCAGCCTCGCGGGTGGCAGTGGTGGCGATATCGTGCTGGGCGGTGCGGCTCTCAAAATCGGCGCGCGCGCTAATGGCGGCCTGACCCGCGCTGGCACCTATGTGGTCGGCGAACGCGGCCCGGAAATTGTCAATGTTGGGAATACAGCCAACACGGTCCCGAATCACGCTCTCCGAAGCATACGCGGCGCGGGCCAGGCCGGTCCCGCCGTCACGATTGGCAACATCACCAGCAACGACCCCGCGATGGTGCGCGCCATGGTCTACGAAGGGATCGCCCAGGCGGCGCCGCTCTTGTCGAAACAGGCGAGTGATCGAACGCTGGGCCGGTTCCAGCGGCCGACGATGTGACGAACGGCATCCGCCTAAATAATGGATGCCGACCTATCCATTGTCCTTTCCCGCCGTCACCCCGAATTCAGAGCGCCTGGCGGTCAATCGTCGCCAGGCCGCTATCGCGTCCAATTTTTCCTTGGTCCAGCAGACGATCAACACCGCCAGCCAGTGGACGCTGACCTGGACCTGGCCGCCGATGCGCCAGAATGTCGCCGAACGCCTGCGCGCCTGGCTCAATAGCTTGCGCGGACAGGTCGGTCATTTTCGTTACTGCCCTCGACAAACCGTCACTTCGACGCTGACGGGTCGGAAGGTCGCCGAGACCGCCTATGCCTATCTGTCCGCCGTCGTGATGGGCGGATGGGTGGCGGGACAGGCCAGCCAGCTTCGGATCGGCCAGCTATTTTCCATCGGGTCGCAACTGTTCGAAATCACCGACGCACCGGCGAACGCCGACGCGAACGGTCAGTGCCTGGTTCAGTTCGAACCCGCGCTTCGCCAGACCTTTGCGGTCGATACCGATGTCGAATTCTTCCGGCCAAGCGGCCTGTTTCGCCTGACTACGAGCGAGGGCCAGACCTATACGCTGACGCCTGGTGGCCAGCGCGGAAACTTGGCCGAATTCGGCACGCTGACCGCTGTGGAGGCGGTGGGCGCATGAGACCTGGCACCACCCCCGAAATCACCGCCGCGCTCGCGGAAGCCGGGATCACGACCGCCCTTTTGGCGCGCCTGGATTTCAAAAGTGGCACGGTTGGCGCCTGGACTGGTGGCCATTCGATCAAGGTGACCGGTTGGGCTGACAGCCTCTTGAACGATCAGACCTTTCACCCGCTCGAAAACGGCGTGATCGTCGATATTGGTGACAACAGCTTCTCGTATAGCGGCTCCGAAGCGCTTGAAATCGCGCTGGGCCTGCCGTCTTCGGTGCCCCTCGCGCTTGAAGCGGCGGCGGTCGAGCCGACCGAATATCAGGGGCGAACGGCCACGATTTGGCGCGCGCTTTTGATCCAGCCTGGCCTGATCGCCGAACCGCATTGGGTCTTTCGTCGAATTCGGTCGGGCACGATGGACACGGTCGAAGTCAGCGGTGACGGACTGTCGCGGACATTCAAACTGTCGATCGAGGGGCACGCTGGCATGATCAGCAACGCCACCCAGGGCACCTATCTCGACCAGCCGAAATTCGACCCGAACGATCGCTCGCAGGACTATGTGGCGGCAATCGCGAACGGCGACGATCTGATGAAATTGGCCCCGACGGGCTGGGCGGCGGTCCAGTCCACGATCAACAACTGGCAGCAGCGTTAGGCGTAGGGCGGTTAAGCTAAATATGGGATGCAGCTTGCGTCCCACAGATATGGCGATTGGGAAGATCGCCTCCGCACCTACCTCGACCGCGTAAACGACGAACCCTTTCGATGGGGTCGTCACGACTGCGCCCTGTTTGCCGCCGATTGTATCCGGGCGATGACCGGGTTCGATCCCGGCGAAGCCTTTCGCGGACGATACGACACCAAGACCGGCGCGGCCGAAGCGCTGCGCGAATTCGGCGCTGGGACGCTCCTTCGGACGGTCACCTCCTGGCTTGGAAAATCCAAGTCGATCCATCTCGCGCAGCGTGGCGACATCGTCATGAACGCGGACCTGTCCTGTGGAGTCTGCGTCGGCCCCTACAGCTATTTTGTCGGGGAAGGCCCTGGCCAGGTCGGGCTGATCCCGGTCCCGACCGCTAGTCTGAAATACGCCTTCAGCGTGCCCTTCGAAGCGTCGGAGGGCGAAACTTGGGCAAAGTAGTAACGACCGTCCTGGTCGTCGCCGTTGCGGTGGCGATCGTCGTCTTTGCCCCGCAGATCGCTGCGGCCATCGGCGCATCGGGTATTTTCGGCGCGACCGTCACCGCCGCGACCCTTGCCACGATCACGTCGTCGCTGGTCGGCCTTGGCGTTTCGCTTGGCATGGCTGCGGCCGCGTCGGTGCTGCGCAAGGCGCCTTCAATGTCGCAGTCGCTGGTCGATCGTCTTCACACCAGCGTCGTTCCCAGCGCCCCGCGAAAGATCGTGTTTGGCACCACAGCGGCCGGTGCGGACGTGCGCTTTGCAGAAACGTTCGACCGCGCCGGTTCGAAAAAGGACGGTTACGCGCAGATCATCGCGCTCGCGAGCCATCGGATCAATGCGGTCAAGGAATGGTATCTCGAAGAGACCCGGACTTGGGCGAACGGCGCGATCGTCGATAGCCACGATGGTGGCGTTCTGGCCGTCCAGACCTGCCTCGAAGGCAAGCCCGGAAACGGATTTTCCTGGGGATCGGGGAAATATTGGACCCCGCAATCGACCTTCACCGGCTGCGCTTATCTCGCCACCCGATACAAGCTGGATTCGAAGGTTTGGCCGAGCGGCATCCCATCTCGTTACACCACGATCGTCGAGGGCTGTCCGCTTTACGATCCCCGCCGCGACAGCACCAACGGTGGATCAGGTGCCCATCGTATTGTGGATCAATCGACTTGGACCTTCCGCGAAGGTTCGACCGAGATTGGCCGCAATCCCGCGCTGGCGCTGCTGACCTATCTGCTCGGTTACCGGATCAACAACAAGCTGGTTTGGGGCATGGGCATCCCGGCCCATCGCATCGACTTCGACAATTTCCGCGCCTACGCGAACGTCTGCGAAGAGCGCGTCCTGACCCAGTCTGGCGCCACGGTTCAGCGCTACACCAGTGATGGCACCTTTTCGACCGCTGACCCGCACGAAACCGTCATTAATGGTCTTTCGGCGGCCATGGGTTCGTGCAAGCTGGTCGATACGTCCGGCGTCTATCAGCTAGTCGGCGGTTTCGACGATACGCTCGGCCCAAAGGTCGATTTCGACGAGAACGACCTGGTCGCCGCAGCCGGATCGGCATCCCCATATCTGTGGAAACCGGCGCCGCCGACCCGCGAATTGCACAACATCGTGCGCGGTCGCTTCGCCGATCCGTCCTCGCTCTATCAGTTGGTCGATTGGGGTGTGGTCGAAACCGATCCGCTACCCGACGCGATCCCGCGCACCCTGTCCCTCGATCTTGGTCTGGTCACCCGCGCAGAGACTTGCCAGCGTATCGCGAAGCAATGGCTGCTCCGCGAGGCCAAGACGCCTGGCGTGTTCAGCGCGACCTTTGGTCCGAAAGCGTTCAGAGTCCAGGTCGGCTCGCTGATCACCATGTCGCTTCCCGAACGCGGTTGGAACCGGAAACTGTTCAGGGTGATCGAGCAGGTCGAGACCCACGATCTTCTCTTCACGATGGCGCTTCGCGAAGAGTCCAGCGAAGTCTATGCCTGGGACCGCGAAGAAAAACCGCTGCCCGCGACGATCCGCCCCGACGGCTATAATCCGCGCGACACCATTGCGCCGGAAAATCTCACGGTCAGCAGTTCGGTCATCGAAGGCGCAGGCGGTCAGCAAGTCAGCGAAGTCGAGGTCACCTGGACCCCAGCACCGTCCGCGCGCATCGTCGGTATCCAGATTGAATCGAGACCGACAGGCGCCATCGCTTGGACCGAGCAGGCCGCGATCCATGATCCCGTCAGCGGTGTTTTCCGCTTTGGCAGCAATGTCGGCGGCGTCGATCTCGCGGTTCGTGCGCGATATCGCATGGGGACCGGCGTTTACAGCGAGTGGGTTGGCGCGGATGTCGTGTCGGCTGCGATCGAGATCGTCGATGGCCAGGCGCGCGAAAACGCCACCACCGCAATCGACACCGCGCAGCAGGCGCAGGAAACCGCGAATTCGGCCGTCAGCCAGACTTCTGTCCTGACCCAGCAGCTTGCCCAGCTTGATGCCGATGTCGCGACGGCGAAGTCAACGGCGGCCGACCTCCAGGCCACCTATGGCAATACCGTCTCGTCGAAAGCCAACGCCGACGCTTCTGCCCAGCACGCTTCGAACGCCCAGGCGGCTGACCAGAATTCTCAGGCGGCGCTCGGTCTGACCCAGCAAGCGCGCGACGCCGCCGCCGACATCCTGAACCAGACCGGTGCGATCCGCGATGAAACGGTCATTGCCCGCACTGACGCGCAGACCGCGAACAGCCAGGCGAAGGGCTATCGTGACCAGACCAGCGAAGCCGCGAACACGGCAGAAGGGGCAGCAGCGCGGGCGGCGGAATCAGAACGCCTGACCTCCATCGCCCGCGATCAAACCGGCCAAATGGTCGCGGCGGCGGCCCAGCACGAAAGTAACACGGCGAGTTATGCAGCCGAGGGCCAGCGAAGCGCGGCGGCTTCTGAAAAGAGCCGATTGAATGCCATTTCGCACGCTGCCGACAACATCGTCGGTAAGCCCTCTTTCGATTCGACTGGCGACCGGGGAGCATGGGCCGGAACGATTTTCGTCGGGAATGATCCGCGTGTCGGTTTTGCGGTCATGTGGCAGCGCGGTCGTGACGCCTACGAGGGCGATCAGATCGCTGGCAACTGGTCAAACCGTCGCCTTCGGATCACGGGAAACGGCGCGGCGTGGGGGCCATATCCCTCGAACGCTGGCGTTCAGGTTTTGCGGTCAAATGGCGAATATAGCTGGCAGACTATTCTGGCACGCCCTGCTGGGGCTGACTACGGTGATTTCTCTGGCGAAGTGGTGATCCAGCCAGACGCCGTATCACTACGGCCATTCTTGCAGTCCGATGGTCCGTTCAGCGCTACGGACCATAATTGCGCGTGGAAAACGCTCCGCATCGAGGACATCACCAACCAGCGTAGCGCCGAAAATGCTGCTGCTGCCTCGGCGGAGAGCCAGCGTCAGGTCGCAGCGATACAGACGGATGTTTCCCAGAAATCCTCGGCAATTGAACAAGATCGTATCCGCACGGAAACAGCGAGAGGGCAGGCTGAAAGTTTTCGCAATCAGGCCGCCACCAGCGAGCAGAATGTCAGCGGGATGGTCCAGACCGTCACCGGTCAGACACAACTTAGCGCGCAACATGTCGGTCAGACCGGAGCGGACGTTTCTGCAACGGCGGCCAATGTGGCCTTGGCGCAGACGAAGGCGACCGAAGCCGGGAACGCGGCTAATGCAGCCAACAGCACGGAAGTTCGTGTGTCTTTGCTCGGTCGTGACGCCGCCTCGCGGGCAGGCGGCAATCTGGTCGGTCGTGCCAGTTTCGACGCCAGCAATGATCGTGGCCTCTGGCGCGATTTCTGCTCTTCGTCGTTAGACCCGCGCGTTGGCTTCCACGTCCTTTGGCAAACTGACCGCGACATCACAGAAGGCGATTTTCTACCGGGTGCTTGGGCCAACCGGGTCATGCGCGTGTCGGGCAACGGAGCGGCGTGGGGACCATATCAGACTATCGCTGGCCTCCATGTCCTGCTGGACAACGGTTCGTCCACGTTCGTCGGATCAACCGCACGACAACCCGGCCAAGATTATGGTGATTTCAGCTTCGCGATCACGCTCCCGGCCAACGCGAGAGCGGTTCGTCCATGGCTGGCCAGTGATGGTCCATGGGGTTCGGCCAATCACAACTGCGCGTGGAAAACGCTTCGGATTGAAGACGTAACCAGCGAAAAGCGGTCTAGCGATTTCGCCGATGCGGCTTCGAGCAGCTATTCGGGTGCGCAATACGAGGCGGGACAGTCCTGGCAGCACTCGCAAGCCGCAAGCGGCTTCAAGGATCAGGCGCAGGCCGCAAACGGCAGTGCTTGGGCAGCCGCAGATTCCGCCCAAGGGTCGGCCGCGATCACAACCGAAAAGGCCGCCGCCGCTGCGCAAAGTGCTAACCTTGCCGCGACCTTCAGCACGGGCGGCGGCAATCTCGCCCCAAACACCAGTTTTTCGGTCGATGCGTCGGGGTGGGCCGCTTACGCGCCGGACGCATTCGGCTTGGCGTGGGGGCGCGACGACGGCGGTGATGCATGGCGTCCTACCAGCGAACACACGCTGTCAATCCGGCAGTCTGGCAATAATCAGTCGATTTGGGGCCAGTGGCACAATGCAGAACGTTACGCTGTGCAGGGCAACACGCTTTATGAATGGTCGATCTACGCAGCCGCGCACCGGTGCAATGTCGAACTAAAAATCGAATGGTATGACGCGAATGGCGCGTTCATCTCAACCTCTTGGGGTGGCTCTCGCACGATAAAAACAGGCGGTAGCGCCATCGGTGCGTGGGATCGCCTATGGGTAAAAGCAGCTTCGCCGCCCAACGCGGCGCAAGCCCATTCCGTATTCATGAAATACGCGACGTATCCGGGCGATGGCGACAGCGTGGCCTGGATGTGTCGGCCGCAATGGCGGCCTACATATGCGGAAGCGCCAGCGCCCACCGTGTATAGCATCGGGTCGGGTGACGCGCTTGCGGTCTCGATGAAGGCCAGCATCAGCCAGAATTCCACCGCGATTGCGACTGCAAATAGCAGCCTGGCAAGCCTCGCAACCGTTGTTCAGAGTGGATCGCCAAACCTTCTGGAGATCGGCGGATTTTCTTCTGGGATGTCGGGCTGGTGGGCGTCCAACAGCGGATGGAGGGCCGGTATTTCGGGGGGCTGGGGTCAGTGCTGCTGGAACCAGCAGGACTTTGCTTCTGGCGGATATTCGTATCTCGAATCCGGCAATGTCAGCGTGTGGGGCGGGCAGGCTTACACTGTGTCCGCCGACAATATCTGTCAGATCAACAGCGGTGTCGGCTACTCGTATGTCGAATTGAACTGGTATGATGGCGCGAACAACTGGATCAGCCAATCGAGCGGGCCTGCTTACAGCAGTTGGCACGATTTCACGGACGATGCCTTCGGCCGAAAAGCGCTCAAACACACGGCGTTCGCGCCGGGCAACGCTGCATTCGTGCGTGTTCGCTTGGTCACGTTCAAAGCGTCTGGGACAATCGGCAACGTAGGCTGGCGTCAGGTTAAGCTGGAACCCGGCCAGCATATGACCGCCTATTCGAACGAAGCGGCGGTGACGATGATTTCGGAAACCGTGACTTCGGTTGATGGAAAAGCCAATCAGGCGCTGGCCCGTGCTGCTGTCCAGCTTGACGTGAACGGTTACGTCTCGGGTTGGGAAATGGCCAACAATGGCCAGACCGGGTCGATGACGATCAACGCCGATCGTTTCCAGATCGTCCGGCCGGGTGGTGGTCCGCGCACCGAATATCGAAACGGTCTTTGGATCGTTACCGATGGGTCTTCTTGGATGTCAATTTGGGGCGGGGCGTTTGGTAGCGGGAACCGCTTCATGCGCTGGACTGGTCCATATTTCACCGACCTGAACAATTGCAACGAGGGCAACGCGAAAGAATATTTGCGCGTCGATGGCACCGCATATTTCGGCGGCGCCTTGTTGGCTGGCACGCTTCGAAACAGCGGCGCGTCGAGCGCTACGGCTGCGAACGCTTCGACGACCACAGGCGCCTTTGGCAGCAATGGCGGCCAGGTCACCGTCAACACGTCGTGGGTCTACAGCTATGATGTGACTTCGACTTACGCGGCCACGACGCAAGGGCGGCAGCAATACGACGCTGCCCTGGCGGCTTTTGGTTCGACAGGGTCGGGCGACGGTGGTTTGACCCATCAGGGATCGAAGACGGAAACCATGTCGGCGGCCGAAATCGTCCTGAACCTTCGTAAAAATGGCGGGTTGGTTGCCAGCCAGGGCGGCGGTTCGAAGATCGTCTCGTTGGACGGTGTGCGTCCGACGATCGGCGATAGTGGTGGCCGGATTACGTGGACGTATAGTCACAGCAGCAGCTTCACGCACGTCGATGACGAACGCTCGACCGCTGCCCGGACGTTCAGTGCCGACATCGTGCGTAACCTGTCTACCGGCAACAACCAAAGCCAACGGGTCAGCGTGGTCTGCGTCGAATGATAAATATGCGCATGGATATCACAGCAGAAACGACCCTTCGCGAGGTCAACGCATATTCGATCCAGACGCTTGAAGCGCTGATCGCCGACATCGACGCCCTCCGTGCGTCCGCGCAGGGCGCGACGTTGGAGCAGGACTATCCAACCGCCCAGGTGGTGGGTCAGGCTCTTTCGAGCTTGGCGGGCATCCGCATGCAGCTTGAGACGCGCCGGGTCACGCTGGAGAACGTCCGTCGGGGTTGGGACGGTGAAGAGCCGTTGGCGGCGGCTGGCACCTTCACGCCGACCCTGCCGGTCACGCCCGCGTGATCGACCGTCTGAAAACGGTGGGCGAAAAAGTGGGGGCCGCAGCGATTTGGCTGTGGCACCTCCCGCCTGTCCGATCCGCTATCGTAACGAACATCATCCGCGTTGCGGGTGGCGGTGTCGTGGGTTCGATCATCGTCGCTATCGTGGATGGCCTTGCGAACGGTGGGTGATGTTTCGTCAATCGTCGAGTGGGCCGCAGCCCTTGCAACCGTCGCCGGTGCGTGCGGCCTAGTGACGCGGGCGATCACGAAAGACGTTGCTCGCGACGTTGTAGAATTGCGAAAGGATGATAGCGATCTTCGGCACAGTCTGAAGAACCAAGCGACGCGCATCGATGCGATCGAGCATCTTCGGACGGCGGACGTTGAGCGCATCGTTAAGTTGGAAAGCGCAGTTCAGTCTTTCGACAAGGCGATCGAGCGGGTTGAACGCGGCCAGGAAAAGCTGGCTACCGCTATCAATGACCGATTTGATATTCTGGCGGAAAGCATCCGCGAGATACGTATCGTGACGCCGAAAGGCTGACTTTCGCCACGACATAAATAGGGTGATGGCTACCCCGTCACCGTTCGAGCCATCATGGCTCACCTATGCCCGCACTCTGGTCGGCGTCCACGAAATCGTCGGCCCGAAACACAGCCCCACGATCATGTCGTGGATCAAAGCGCTTGGTCCCAAAATCCTCGGCATCGCCGTCGATTCCGATGAAACTCCTTGGTGCGGCACCTTCGCCGCGCACGTCGTTTCCCAAGCTGGTTTCCAGCCGCCGAAAATCGCCGTCCGGGCATCGTCTTGGGACGCTTTCGGTGAAGCGGTCAGCAAACCGTATCTCGGCGCTATCGTTCGGTTTCAGCGTCCTGGGGGCGGTCACGTCGCGTTTCTGACGGGCGTATCGGCGGACGGTCGGCTGTTCCGCGTGTTGGGTGGAAACCAGCAGAATTCGGTCAACGAGACCTGGATCGAACGCGGCCGGTGCGTTTCGATGCGATGGCCGACCGGGGCGTCAAAGGCGATTGCGCTGGCGCCGGTGGTGAATTCAGGGGGCGCCAAGGTTTCGAAGAATGAAGCCTAGATAAATAGGGGTTATGTAATCCTCTTCGCGTCTTGGTCGCCTGCGAATTCAGCGGCACCGTTCGTGACGCATTCGCCGCGCACGGTCACGACGCTTGGTCGTGCGATCTCCTGCCATCGTCGGGCCAGCACCTTCAGGGCGACGTTTTCGAGTTCCTTGATCGCGATTGGGACATCCTGATCGCGCATCCTCCCTGCACCTATCTCTGCTCGTCAGGTCTCCACTGGAACAAGCGTGTCGAAGGTCGGGCAGCGCTGACCGAAGAGGCGCTCGATTTCGTGCGGCGGCTGATGGAAGCGCCAGTCGATAGGATCGCAATCGAAAACCCGGTCGGCTGCATCAGCACACGAATTCGACCCGCCGATCAATATGTCCAACCCTACGATTTCGGTGACGATGCCAGCAAGCGCACCGGTCTTTGGCTGAAAGGTCTGCCTAAGCTGGTCGCTGACCGTTCGAAGCGGGTCGCCGGTCGCATCGTCAGCGGGAAGGAGCGCTGGGCCAATCAGTGCGACAGCGGTCAAAATCGCCTGGGACCGTCTTCCGACCGTTGGGCGGCCCGAAGCGTCACCTATCCGGGGATCGCGAACGCTATGGCGACCCAGTGGGGCGTTCTCGCGTGACGCGCTACCGGTCGAAATTCGAAGCCCGTTGCGCCGCGCTCGTCCCGGCCGAATTCGCGCACGAAGCGATCAAGCTGCCGTATCGGATCGATCACACTTATCTGCCCGATTTCGTCGATGTCGAAGGTCGCCGGATAATCGAGGCGAAGGGTCGTTTTCTCGCACAGGACCGAAGAAAGGTTCTTGCCGTTCGCGACCAGCATCCCGATTGGACGATCGAGATGTGGTTCCAGAACCCCCGGCTCAAGATCAGCCCTGGCAGTTCGACCACATATGCGGCTTGGTGCGACCGCAATGGGATCGCTTGGCGCCAGGGGCCAACGTGAAGGACATCATTCGGCGCCGATCCCGACTTCGGCGATGTCAATCGGAATCGCCCCCATTTTGGGGGCAATTATCCATGCGCGATGCTTGCACGTGCGATAAAATGCATCCGTGAATGGAGGTGGGACATGGAGCATTTTGTCGAACGAGCTTTGCCCGACGAACTGGTCGAAGTTCGAAAGAAGCTGGAAGAGTGCCTGTCGGTCCTGGATGCGCACGAAGAAGCTGATGCGGCGATATACGTCTGTCACGCGATCGAGAAGCTGATCGGGGCGCCCAGCACAATAGAGCAGTGGTATATGATGACCGGACGAAACCCGGACGGATCAAGCTGCGAGAGCTAG